TAACAGGGTTAAATGAATTTGATGTTGAACCCGCCTTTAATTTAAATCTCACAATTATTATTTGTGAATAAGCGTTAAAGGGCATTGCCGAATTTGTCGCCCATGTTAAAGTTGCTCTAAGAATTGCGTTAGACCCAGTAGCATTGTAAGCATATGTTGCATTAGAAACATATCTTTGTGTACCGTTTGTGAAAGTACTATTTCCCGCGTAGGAATACCCTGGATAATTCTGCCAGGATAATTGTATGTTTGAACCAGCAGGAAGTACTCCACCATTTCCACCCGTACCGGTGTGGTTAATTGAGATTACTTCAAAATTTGTTTGGTCGTACTGAAGGTCAAACAACAATTGTCTTGTTGCAGCATCTCCATTACCGTTCGCATGAACCATAACGTCGAATTGGTCTCCTCTATCAATAACTCCTCCATTTATATCGGTAAGAACTCTTGTGTCAGGAAACTTAAATTTAATTTGACTAAATGATGTTAAGGACATTAATAAGAGTCCTAATGTTAAAAATTTCTTCATCTTTATTTTGTTTCGAATATTTTAGTAACCAACTTATCGCTAGCCTTTTTGATTGCATTACTTAACGACGTTTGGTTGAATTTACCTCCGTTATCCACAATTAAAGTGGACATAGAGATTTCGGATGATTCTTCTTCGACAATCACCTCTTTTATTTTTTTATTATCTGTTTTTAATGTACCCTTAAGTCTGATTACAACAGATTCTTGATTTTTGTGAAAAACGGATACGTTAGATTTTGTTTTGAGCACGTCCAAATAAACTAACTCAACCGATAGTTTATTTTTTGCATCAGGATTAAGATCGTAGTCTTTTTCTTGTAAGAATTCTTCAATGATGTTTCTTACACCGAACTCTAAGTTTCGATTACCTGCAAGAGATCCTATTTGGATTTTGTTTGTAACAGCATCCACCCATATCTCTTGGTTTTGTTGTGAATTATTGTGAGGGAACACAAAAAGCATTGCACTCACAATGAATAGAAAAATTTTACTCATTCTGATAGTATCTTGGTATCAATAAATACAATCAAACAACTATTTATTTGAGTAAGATTAAAAAAAATATGTCGATACTTAACGAAAATATTACAAGAATTAAAAGTGTTATGGGCCTTGTTAACGAACAAGATGAGTCTAAAAATCAAATGAATATAAACCTAAAAAAGGTTGTTGAAATTTTAAACTTTTTAAAGATCTATAACAATAAGATGGAGAAGATGTTAACTGATATTTCATCATTTGCTAAGGATCAAATAATTGACTTTGGATTATTGGAAAGAGGATTACGTAAAAGATTACTTAAGAAAGGAGATAAGAAAAAAAACGTTGAGGAGTATTTCGGTAAAGTTTTGAATTCCCTTAAATATAGAGAACGTGGTGGATATGGTACTGAACCAGAATCAGAAGATTATGAGTTTGAAGTGGAAGAACCTTCTATTGTTCCTAAAAAAATATACAGAAAAGAATTATACGATTTACAAGTTGAACTTTTAAAACTTCAAGAGTGGTTAAATAAAACAGGTAAAACCGTTATCATTGCTTTTGAAGGTCGTGATTCTGCAGGAAAGGGTTCAACTATCAAGAAATTTACAGAAAATTTAAATCCAAGATTTTATAATATAATAGCTTTAGGTGTTCCAACCCCTGAGGATCGTAAAAATTGGTGGGAAAGATATAAAAGAGAAATCAAACCAGGTATGATCAATCTTTTCGATAGAAGTTGGTATAACCGTGGTCTAATCGAGCCTGTTATGGGTTATGGTTCTCCTGAAGAATATGAAGATTTCATGGAAAACGTTGCGGACTTTGAACAAGACTTAGTTAACTCTGGTGATTATCTTTTTAAATTGTGGTTTTCTATCGAAAAAGAAACTCAAAAAAGAAGATTTGATATTAGACAACAATCTCCATTAAAATACTGGAAATACTCCCCTAATGATTCCAAAATGCAAGATCTATGGGATAGGTTTACCGAATTTAAAGAGAAACTTTTTGATAAGACTTCAACGGTAAACAATCCTTGGGTTATTATTGACGCTGAACCTTTTTTTGTAACAAATCTGTTATCTCAATTTTTAAATGAGTTAATAACCAAGTGTCTAATAGTATTAACACTAACACCCAATCTATTTCATTTATGGAGTGAATTTCAGGATTATTTATTTTTTCGTAGACCCATATTAGGACCTTACCAGCCAAATAGAATTTCCCTATTACAAGAGATAATGATAGTAACTGTTTAATCATACCCAAATATAAAACTATTTATTGAAAAATAAAATAACCATGATACTAAAAATTGGATCTAAAGGAGAAGATGTAAAAAAACTCCAACAAAAATTAGGACTTGGTGCTGACGGTGTTTTTGGACCAGGTACTGAGAAAGCGGTAAAAAAATGGCAAATTGACCATGACCTTGGTGCTGACGGAATAGTAGGTGAAGGCACTTGGAACAAGATGTTCGGTGATCAAACACTTATTACAGAACCATCAATCCCACAAGTACCTATCGCGTCAGTCGGAGGATTGAAATTAGAAAAATTAAAGGGTCATATCCCTGATGCTGTTATCGCACAAATTCCTGACACTGCAAAAAGATTTGAAATTAATACACCATTAAGACTTGCACACTTCTTGGCACAATGTGGTCATGAAAGTGGTGGGTTCAAAGCAACTCAAGAAAATTTAAACTATTCCGCAAATGGTCTTAGAGGTATTTTTTCGAAATACTTTAAAGAGGCTGGTTTAGCGGAATCATATCAAAGAAATCCACAAAAAATTGCAAGCAGAGTTTATGGTGGAAGAATGGGTAATGGTCCTGAATCAACTGGTGATGGATATAAGTTCAGGGGAAGAGGTTATATTCAATTAACAGGAAAAGATAATTACACAGCATTCGGTAAAGCAATTAACGAAGACATGACCGTAAATCCTGATAAAGTTGCAACTCATTATGCATTATTATCTGCAGCTTGGTTCTTTAGCAAAAACGGATTACATAAAATGGCGGATGGTGGAGCAACTGATCAAAGAATATTACCATTTATTATCATAATTCCTTAAGTTTGTAAAAACATTAAACAATCAGTATTATCATGAATGGATCTTATACATACAAAAGTCAATTTTTACCTCACGTTACAATAATGATTGTAACTGATGAATACCCTGGATATGAAGATTTAAGACCGATTTTTGATCAATTAGGTTACGGTTTTATGGTTCCAAATAAAGACACTATTATTATTGATGGTGAAATATTGGTTAACGAAGGTCCTGATGACTCTTTATTTAAGTTCATTGAAGCTCACGAAGTAGCTCATATTTTGTTGGGTCACGACGGTCCAAGAAACGAACAAGAAGAAATTGAAGCTGACTTAGGTGCTTACTTAATATTAACTAAATGGGGTTATAAAGACTCGATAAAAATGTTACTAAAAAACTTCAGATTCAGACACGGGGTGAAATTTGATGAAAAAATGTTAGATAATGTAAAAAATCGTCTACAGGGTATGTAATATTTGATATTTTTTCAAAAAATACTATATTTATCTACACATCACTCCTTAAGAGTGTTCTCATATATCCCTTTTCCAAAAGACCCGCCAATTTATTTTGTCGGGTCTTATTTTTTTCCTATATTTGTGAAAACAATAGTTATGAAAGTAGAATTTGCAGATAGTTTTTGGAAATCATTAAAGACATTATCAAGACAACAAACTTGGTGGTATAAAACCTATGATTTTTTTCGCAGAGACTTACCATATTTTTTGGAAAACATTTGGTTTTTTAGAAAGGAATTATATGCGTTTCGTTCTTGGGATTACTCATTTAATTTAGATTTATTTCGTCGTTCTTTAGAAAAAACTGTAGACACAATTGAGAATCACGGACACGAGATAGACGGATCAAGATTGAAAAAAGTTGAAAAGATGAAGAGATCAATTCAATTAATTAAAAATCTTCGTAGTGATTCCTATGTTAGTTTAGCGGAATTAGAATTTGGTAAAATAAAAAATTCTGATTGGTTGTGGACTGATAAAGAAGACACTGAAGAAGAAAGAGTCCATAATAAAAAAATCTTTACAAGAGCAAGAGAAATCGAAGAGTCTGAATGGAAAGAACTATGGTCAATCATTCAAGGACAAGATATTAAGGATTACTCAAGTAAAAACCAAAAAATTAAGGACTCCGAACCTCATGATGATGCGGACTCATATAACGATTGGTTTGATGGTTCTGGATTGAGAGGTTGGTGGGATTAAAATTTAAAATTAAAATAATATGTGGAAAGTTTATCTATTAATGGTTATTGTAGTCGGAATTATTTCGTATCTTTGGGTTCGAGGAATTGACTACATGAAAGAAAATCATCCTAACTATAAAGGACGAAGAAGACAAAAACGATATTTTATGAAAATAACATTCATTAGTGATATTTATAGTTAAAGAATATTATGATTATCTATAAAACAACAAATATCATTAATGGAAAGTATTATATTGGTAAGGATATTAATAATTCAGAACATTACTTAGGTAGTGGAGTTTTATTAAAAAGGGCAATAAAAAAATATGGTAAAGAAAATTTCATCAAAGAAATTTTAGAACATTGTGAAACATTAGATGTTTTAGACAAAAGAGAAAAATTTTGGATAAAGGAACTAAATTCAATATCTTTGGGATATAATTTAACGGATGGAGGAACTGGAGGTGATACTTTTACTAAAAACATTAATAAAGAAGAAATTCGTCAAAAATTAAAAAAAAGAATAGTTTCTGAAGAAGTAAAAAAAATAAAACTTAAAAATTTGACCCCATTTCCTTCGGGAGAATGTCATCCATTTTTTGGTAAAAAACAAACAGAAGAAACAAAAAGTAAAAGAAAAAACACGTTTTTAGAAAATGGATATACTTCACCAATGAAAAATAAAAATCATACTGAAGAATCAAAACAGAAAATTAGAAACAAAAAAATAGGGATTAAATTTAGTGATGAAACTAAGTTAAAAATGAGTCAATTAAAAAAAGGAAAATCAAAAAAAATTATTAAATGTCCCTACTGTAATAAAGAAGGTGGTGAACCTCAAATGTATCAGTGGCATTTTAACAATTGTAAATTCAAATAAAATGACTAAAAAATATACTTTTATATCGGACACTCACAACAAACACAATCACTTAACAAGTAATGCCTATAACAACATTCTTGGAAGCGGAGACGTTTTAATCCATGCAGGGGATTGTACCAGTATGGGTAAGAGTCATGAAATCACAAATTTCTTGAACTGGTTTGCAATGACCGATTTCAAACATAAAATCTTTATTGCTGGGAACCACGATTTTGGTTTCGAATTACATACCGACATTGCAGATGAATTCAAAGAAAGAGGTATTATCTATCTTTACGATAGTGAAGTTGTAATTGACGGTGTGAAGTTTTATGGTAGTCCTTGGCAACCTGAATTTTACGATTGGGCATTCAACCTACCAAGAGGAGAAAAACTTGCTGAAAAGTGGGCGTTAATCCCTGGTGATACTGACATCTTAATCACTCATGGTCCTGCTCATGGAATGCTTGATTGGACTCTAAGTGGACAAATTGTTGGTTGTGAGGATTTATTTCACAGAATTATGGAAGTTCAACCAAAAATCCATGTTTGTGGTCACATACATTGCGCTTACGGACAAAAAAACTTTAACGGTGTTGAATTCTTAAACGCATCTGTTCTTAACGAAAAATATGAATACGAAAACAAACCAATTAAATTAGAGTTTGACGTTAACGATAAAAAAATTGTTGATTATTATGACTAAAGAATTATGTGAATGCGGAAAACTTGCGGTATGGGTCTATATGCCAGGTTACTCTTCTGGCGATAGCCCATACTCTTGTGACGATTGTGTTCCGAGAGGATGTGAATGTAATCATGCTTATTCGGATGAAATAAAACCGTTGTGGGAAGAAAATGTTGATTGGAAATGGATTGAAAAAGATGTTCGTTGGACTGCATTAGATACCAAACAAAGAGAATATCCTTGTGCCGAGTATGAATTTGACTCCGACGGATTTGAAAGAGAAATAAATCCTCACGTATTAAAATAAAAATTATGAAAAAGAATTGGGACAATGAAATACTCTTATGTGAGTGCCATTCAGATGAACATCAAATATTGTTATTCTACAATGAA